AAGTAGATATTGTAATCCATTAGGCAGGAGTGTTACAAGTTCACTATACCACTACAATCGCTGTAATTTGTAGGGACACAATAGCAAAAATCTCTAAAGCAGCATTCAGCACAGTGCTGCTTTACTTTTTTGCAATGCCGCTGCAATCTTTTGAAAAACTCTTTGCTGTCCATTTTCAGTTACTTCCTTTCTGCGCCCATCTCAGGCGCTTTCTTGACAAACTTTCTTGCCGTGATAGAATATTGGCGGGAGGGGAATAATGATGGGAGCATATGGAACACCGGAACATTTACCGGGAGAAAATCAAGAGCCGCAAGATCAATATAGTTGTTCCAAAATTAAAAAAAGAGGAATTTTGCATGGAGATTTAAAAACGTGGCAAAAGGCAATTCTAATAATCTATCTTTGCATAGTTGGTTTCTTCGAATTTGCAATGCTTGTTGGCTTAGGAAATTACACCGGCTATATGCCAATAGGGATATTCTCTGCAATTGCTTTTTTCGTCTTAGCCGCTTTTTTTGCTGTCAGGATAAACGCGCATAAAAAGGCATGGCCACTTATTATCTGTTCGTTGATCGCTTTTGTTACATACTTTTGTGAGCTGGGGTCATCTGCCACAAAAGGAGTTACCGCTGTTCCAACAGCAAGTAGTGAATCATTTTCAAGCAATGCCGCAGTTCTAAGCTCTGCATCAGGATCTGCGTCTTCTTCTAAATCCGTATCCTCTCAAAAGCAAGCATCCGGGAAGACATCTAGTCATGCTAAACAAACTACAGAATCACAAAAACTTGTTGATGCTGCCACCCAATATAAATCTGAGTGCCAATCGTTCAAATATAAAAGTGTCGCCAGAAAACCCAATGATTACAAAAGCAAAAAAGCCAAATTTACCGGTCAGGTTAGTCAGATTGAGGAAAATTGGGGATCAGACGTTATTCTTCTTAGTGTGACAAAAGGAGAATATGACACATGGAGCGATAATATTTACGTTGAGTATACTCCAAAAAGTAAAGATGAAAGCCGCATACTGGAAAACGACATTATTACCGTATACGGAGAATTAAACGGAATCAAAACATATACAACCGTTTTGGGAAACAGCGTAAGCATCCCATATTTTACAGCACAATACGTCGACATTTCATCGGAAAGTAAATAAGCAGCAGGCGGATAGAACCGCCTGCTTTTTCAATCCTGCAAAACAGGATGATACCGTTTATTCCGGTTGTTTACTTCTTTTATTATTCGGTTCACAAACGGCTTTCCGTCAACATCCATCCGAAGATTAATCGAATGGCCTTGCTTCAGCGAATGATCTATGGAATGCAGCAATTCGACAGCTTCATCTGAAACGCTGCCATTGCCGCTATTTTGAATTCCTTTGCCAATGCGCGAATATACATCGTCATTTAAAGGCAGAACAGCCTCAGGATATTTTCCTTCACCGGTCATGGTAAACGTCGGACCCGTTACAAGGCCGCCTGCTGCTAATCCCACCGGCGCTAAGGCTGCTATGGCCGGAATAGCCGCAGCTCCGCCGGTAACGGCTATGGCCGCCGCTCCTAGGCCAATCAGATCAACAGCAGCGGGTGCAACCCAGCTTTTATGTGCTATCCAGACTTCATTGATTTTTTTGCCCACCCCGCTCATAAAACCGGTAAACTGCCCCCACATGGCAGATAAGCCCGCAACAAAACTGGAATACATACCTTCTGCTGTCTTGCCTGCATTTTGCATAAGATTTTTTCCAAAATTAACAAAGCCTTTTGAGACAGACGGAATCCAACTGGAAATTACTTTACCTGCTGCTTTTAGGCCGCCGATTACAGCAGTTGGAATATAGGCAAATGTTTTTCGTGTGTTAATCATAATATTATCGCCTATTTTAGTAAAAGCACCGGATGAAGATGTGCCCCATCCCCGAATTGTATTTTTTACTCCAGACAAACTTGTAGCTGTAGAGTTTGAAACATAACTCCAGGATTTTTTAAATATATTAGAAATTGATTGTCCCCACGCTGAAACTGTTATCTGTGTTGATGCTGAAAATTCAAAAATCTTTTGCTTTGCTGCTTGGATAGACGGTTCAAATTTTGATTTGAGGTTAACGGCGGGTGCCGTTGCAGTTTGCATTTCTGGAGCCGTGATCTTTTTCTGATACTCTGTTCTGCTGCTTATGAAATCATTCATTACAATGGCTGGAGCTGTAGCATGTATAACAGTTGGAGCCGTAACTTTTTTTTGATACTGGGATTTACTTTTTAAAAAATCAGCCAATAAAAGTGACGGAACCGTTGGCCGAGCAAAAGTGGGAGCGCGGACTGTCTGCTGATATCGTTTTTTTATTCTGTCATAAACACTTGTATCTGGAGCAGGAACTTTAATTTTTGGAAACTCTGGAATCTTCCATGCCCCTAAGGCTGGCAGTTTGACTTTAGAAAGTTCTTTTGCAGCTTCTGAAGCCTTGTTTTTTACCTTGTCCAACGCTTTCTGTGCTTTGCCGGAGCCATCTTTTAAAGTATCAAAAAAGCCCTTGATCCTTTTTTTGAAATCTTCAAACCCTTTTAGCGCCGGAGTTTTTATAGTTTCAAACATAGAACTATAATCTGGGCTTTGACTTTTGGGACCAGAGCCCCCAGTGATGCTATTAACATCCTTATTAAGGACATTGAGCTCATCAAACCCCATGATCGTACGCTGAAGCTCTTTCACTTTCTTATTGGCACTGCTTGCACTGGTACCTGCTTTATCAATAGATTTTGCATAATCCACATAAGGCTTTTTTGAAATGGTTACCGTTTTCTGACCCGTTATCTGCGCAATAAAAATTGCTATTTTATTCGCTGCCCATGAAATAGCATCCGCTATTCGCACAATTACCGGTGTCAGTGCCTGCAGTGCGGGCATCAGTGCGGCTGCAATGCTGTTTTTAAGGTACAGAGCGCTTGACGCAAGCTGCGACATGGTGCTGTTGGCCCGTGAACTCCCAAGCGCCATATTCTGAAAGCCCTCGGAAATAGATTGAAAGACAAATGACACACCCCGGTAGAGCAGCATACTCAGCAACATTCGACGGGTCATTCTGCCAAAATACCCGCTGCTTTGACCTGCGCGCCGGATATTGCCGCTGGCGTTTTTCATGCTCCGGCTCAGCCGGCCGGTCTTTTCAGCCGCGGCACCTGAAGCATTTCCAGCAGCAGAAATCTGTGCCTGCACTTCGGCAAGATGGGCTTTCAGCGGAGCCGTCTGTGCGTCCAGCTGGTCAAGCTGGGCATTCAGCTTCTGCATCTGCGGGTCGTTGCCAACCATGAAATCAAATGACTGGTCTTTCGTCATGCCGGTAAGGTTCGGAAGGCCGGTATATTTATTTACAATAGCATCCTGCTTTTCATATATGCCGGCCATCTTTTGGTTCAGTTTATCTATCTTCGCCTGCGTCCGGCCAATCTCTGCCTGCAGCTTTTTCAGGTTACCCTGCGCCTTGCTGGTCGTGACATTCACGTCGGCAGCCTTTTTTGGCTGCACACTTGCGATTTTTTCCTTTAGCTTGTCAATCTTTGCCGTCACTTTTTCAGTTTTGGCCGAAATGATAATCTGCAGTTCTTCAACGGTCATGTGCTCCGCACCTCCCTCTGCCGGTTAAATTCTGCGGCATATTTCTGCCACTGCGCCTTGCTTTCCTGCCAGCCGCCGGACGAATCGCCGAATAAGTCCGGGTAGGCGGCGCTCAGCGACTTCGGGTATTTCTTTGGTTCATGGAACATAACGCCGATCAGCTGGGCAAGCTGGTAATCCATCTTCGCCCGGAGCTGTTCCCGGTCACGGGTTTCGGCTTTCCGGCGGCGGTAAAAGGCGTTGATCTCATCCACAACCTCCGGGTAGGTCATGTTCCAGAACCGGCCGGATGGGATACCGATTTCCAGCGCGTCGTCCTTTATCGCAAGGATTGCTTCCGTCAGGCTCCGGTATTGCTGTCCGCCGCCGGACTGCCCGCGTTTTTTTCGGTGTCACCCGTGTCGCCAATGCCGACCTGAGCCAGCAGTTTCAAAATTACATCGACAATTTTCTCCGCGCTGCCTCCGTCGGCAATATAGTCGTCGTACAGATTGCAGACTTCCCTCAGGTTCATCCCGTGGTTGTACGGCTGCAAAGCACCCCACAGAATCATAACGATCACCGTAGCATCCATCAAATGGTTGACCGCCTCGGTCAGGCCCATGCCGAGCTGCTTTTCCACCTGAATGGCATTAAAGGTTGTCAGGCGCAGCCGGTATTCTTTTCCGTTGACTTTCCAAATTACATAAGGCATCTTTCATGCACTCCTTTATAAAATTGGGGGAGGCTTGTGCCTCTCCCTTTTGGCTGTATTTTACTTTCCTGTTTCTCCGGTACCGCCGGCACTTTCCTCAACGTCCGTGATGTTGCTGTTAATCAGCATCTTTACCTTGAACTGCAGCGCGTCGCCCGTGCCGCCGCCAGTCCGCGTTGTGACGACATAAGCCGACCACGAAAAACCGGTGCCGTCCGGGTAAATCAGCTTGAAATATTTGACCTGCCGGGCAAGTTCCGCCGCGCGCAGGGCTTTGTAGGAATTCATCAGCTTATCACCGGATGCCGGTTCCGTCTGCGTGTCATCATTGAAGAACTCAAACTCTGGTTCCCCGAGATCAACGATCCCCGGAATATACCGCTTGTTCTTGTCCTGCATATTGGTAACTTCAATTTTTTCGGCCTCAAACGACATATCCGGAACTTTTTGGAGTCCGTACAAGGTTTTATATGTACCACCTTCGGCATCCGCCATATCAAGATGCGTGCCGAGCATTGCTGTTTCCATCAAAAACCACCTCTGTATATTTTCTTTTCTTTGTTGTCAACCCATCCGGTGAACGGCATCATGTACCGGTGCAAACCGGAAGGGTCTTTCTTCAGCTTTGCGCTGCCGCGGACAAAACCGGCGGAAATCATTGCTGCGCTGACCTGCCCCGCAAGCTGTGCGCAGCGTGCCGGGCTGTTTCCATTCGCCGCCGTATCTGGCACTCATACCGGGAATACCGTTCTTCACCGAAAAGGACTGCGGCGCAGCTGTTTCCAATCTCCGTCAAAGACACGTAAGGAAAATCAGAATCAATTTCCGGGAAAGCAAGCTGCACCGTACAGATTGACTGCAAGAGGCCAGAAACCTCTTTATTCATATCAATCATTTCATCAGCTCCTCGACGTCTTCCCGGATGGAGTCCTTTACAGCATCGACCGCCTTATCCTTGCCTTCGGCAAACGCCGTGCGCATAAACGGCTGGGGCGGCTGCCCGTGGGACGTATGCCAGTTGCCTTCTGCATCCTGGTACCGCCAGTATTTCTTTGTGGTATGCGGGACGGACGGATCTCCTTTCGGCCCGGTGCCAAACTCCACATCCGGGCCGTATTTCACGCTGGTCCCGGTGACAACCTGATCATTCGATTTTGCTTCCGTGTGGATGCTGTCGCGCAGGTTGCCGGTATCAACCGGGCAATGCGCTTTTGCGCCCGCCTCAAAATCCGGCTCCGTGGAATCGGCGGTAAAAGCGACGCCCATTCCGCCGAAAATCGGAGCGTCCGGCGCGGCGTGTAGAAGCATCATTTGTTCCGTGCGCGGGCCGTAAAGCTCCACGGTCAGTTTATCCGTCACAGGCAGCACGCTGCACGGGACGGACCCGGCCGGCTGCCAGACGTAGGTATCGCCGACGTAACCGCTCGGGACTTTCACTTTCGAGAACAGCAAGGCGGTTTTATCATTGAAAGCCGCAAGGTCTGCGGCATAAGCGGATAAATCCATCACGGCCACAGCTTTCTGTACTGGGAAAGCGCCTTTTTCTCGGCGTCCGTCAGTTCCCCGGCCGTGTCATACTGTACCGTTTTGTAAGTGAAAGACACATCGCCCTCTTTAAGTCCAGAAAGCGTTTTCGGCGCTGCTTCCTGCCCATATCCCCGCGCCCGGTACCGATTCACAACCATATCAGCCATAAGGCCCTGCTAGCCGGCATCCGACACGTCGGAAAGGCGGCAATATTTTTTTACCTGCGCCGTCACCTTATCGCAAAGCAGATTCAACAGGGCATCCTTGTCTTTGCCGGTAATGCCGAGAAGCGTTTTAACCTGTTCCAACAGTGTCATAGAGCCGCCTTATTTCGCAGGCGGCGCGGCTGGTTTTGCAGCGGGTTTTGCCGTAAGCGCCTTGATGATGTCATCCTTCTTCATAGCATTGCCGAGGTCAATGCCCTTGGCTTCCGCATATGCGCGAAGTTCATCCACTTTCATGCCCGAAAAATTAGGTTTGGCTTCCTTCGTTACCACCGTGAAACCGTCCGCTTCCAGGCGGGCGGCGGCTTCCTCCGAATCCACAATACGGTGGACATTCAGCTTTTTCAGTTCAATCATGGTTTATTTCCTCCTTACGACGCGGGCTTCTGGTTGACCCGTACGGCATCCAGTTTGTTATCCGGCACCCACAGGTCGTGGAACTTACGGTACTCAATCAGCCACGCCTGAGCGCCCTGGTTGGTGATCGGGTCAAAGATTTTCATGGTGTCGGTCTTGCTGACTGCGATCGGCGCGCGGCGTGCGGAAATAATCCAGTTGATATCCACTGCTCCGGCTGCCGGGACGAACCCGCCGACGGTCTGGCCGGTTGTTTTGCCGTCGTTGAACACATAAGCGGTTTTCAGCCGGGCGGAAGGTACACGGAGAATAGGCGTATTGTCGATAGACTGAACCTTCGTTTTGATGCTGCCCTGCGCAAATTCCGTCACATCGAGGCGTTTCTCGATCTTGTCAGCCTGTGCAAGGGCAACTGCCGCCGGGATACTCATTGTAATAACAAGCGGTTCATTTTCACCGACAACATCCTGCACGGCGGCAATGTCTGAAAGAAGTTTTGAAAGGATATCCGATTCTGCCGGTGTATATTCGGATTTGTGGGAAGCTCCCGCAGCCAGCGCGGCAAGTTTCGAATACCGGTAGGCGTCAACTTCCGGGATGACCTTTGTGCGCTGGAATTCCGTTGTGACATTCGCAGCGGCCGCAACAAAGTTTGTTTCATCAACGTCGATTGCATCAAGCTGGAACTTCCGGCCGCGGTCCTGCGTCATGGTGTAAGTGCCGTATTTCAGCGTAACGCTGCCCTGGGTATATCCGTTGTCACGGTCATAATCCGCAAGACCGTCCATATTGATTTTCGGGATTTTGACTTCATTGCCTCCGGAATATTTGACCTGGCCGGCGTTTTTCTCCATCCATCCGGATGTGGCGCCCTCGATCATCTGCTTATCCAGTTGCTGCTGAAAAAGGGTTGCCATTTCAAGTGTATTGATAGCCATTTTTCATCACTCCAATTAAAAATTGCCCCTTGCCGCGGCAAATGCGTCTGCGACTTGTTTTGCTTCCGGCGCGTCGGGGTTCGGCGTGCCGGAATGGAATCCGGTTCCTTCGGGTTTGGTTTCAACCTGTTCAAACAGGTAACTGTCCGATTTTTTCAGGGCGTCCAGTGCGGCGTCGAGGCCGTCAACGGTGCCGTCGTCTTTGAGAGACAGTTTGGACGGGTCGAGCAGGGCCTTAACCGCTTTTGTGTTCTTGCCTTTTGCCTTCGTGATGCCGAAGTCAAGAGCGGCATTGAGGGCATTTTGATTGATCTTGGTCTGCAGGGCTTCCGTATCGGTTTTGTACTTCGTCTGTAAATTGCCGAGCTGCTTTGTCAGATCCTCGTTGCTGCCAGCCGACTTTTTCAGCGCGGCAATGTCCTTGTCGCGGCTTTCGAGCTGCTTTTTGAGGTCGGCAACAGTCGCTTCGGAAGTGTCGAACTTTTCTTTGCCTACATACCCGCCGTCAGCAAGGTTTGCGAGCTTGATTTTGTCGTTGCCTTTGAGTTTTTCTGTAACCTGGCTATACAGTTCGTCGCCCAGTGCTTCTTTTAAATCCATGTGAAAATCCTTTCCGCCGCAGATTTTTTAAAGGCGGTTGACTCCGCCGGGCGGCGCGCTGCATTTAAAGCCCGGCAGCGTAGGGCAAATAAAAACGCCCTGCCGGATGGCGGGACGAAATTTAACGGTTTATTGCGCTTTCAGGATTTTAGATGTAAAATATTGGCAAAAAGAGGTGAAATACCATGCGATACGATACACGTTCTGGATACTGCCCAACGCTCAAAAAAGACTACTCAGTCACTGTGGAACAGCTGGAAACTACCAGTCTTGAAAACACATCAAGGCATTACATTGACGGGCAGTTTGACTGTAAGTATGCTGAAATGCACCAATGCCCACACATTAATGACTGCCCCGTAGCCCATCTACAGAAATAGTCTGCTTGTCAGCCGTTTCAGCGTCGCCTGAGACGGCTGAATCTTTTTGAAGCTTTTCGAGGAATTCCCGGACTGGCTTTGGAAAACGGAATGCGCAATGCTCGGTTAAAGCCATATCCGTACCGTCCAAATGCAGTGTCACAATCGGGCTCTCCCCTGCTTTCTGGGATATAGAATAGTCCAGAACTAAATCAGAAATGTCCTGCCCGTCCACAACCATTTTAGTAAATGGGCTGTGGGCTGCCGTGATTTCAATCTTATGCATATTCATCCTTCTTTCTTAAAAATCTGCATAAAAATACCGCCGTACTATTTCAGCAGGCGGTATTATTTTGTTGGATCGATTCTCTTCGGACACCTTTTGCAGATAGGATACTTTTCAGGTGGAATATTGTCTTCCAGCACTTCCGGCTTGATCATGTTGTCGGCCACATCCTGAATATCCATACAATAACCGAGTTCAATTTTACGGCCCAGCAAAGGGCACTGCACATCATTTATGATCTGGGACATATCTATCAATCACTTCCAACAATCTAAGCGTGTCGGTTTTAAATTCTTTTGAACCATAAGCAGTTTGGACGATACCATCAATGGCTTTCACCCCAATAACGCCATCCTTGCAATAATAATTGTGGACTGTGTTTGGCGTCGGGTACCGCTTCATCATGACCTTTGCCTGATTCATAAATCTGACAGCCTGTTCTTTGGTAAGCCCACGCTGGACTAACCGTCTTTCAGCGTGGCCGCGCCATCCTTTGATTTCAACCGGTTCAGCCGGATAAGCCTTGCCTTTATTGACAATCCCGAGTTTTTCAAGTTCCCGGTCGATCTTTACATACTCAACCGGACGGCCGTTGATGTTACGGACATAATACTTCATGTCATTCCACTGTTCAGGTTCATTATACTTCATATTCTGAAAATCGGCAAGATTATCAGGTGCGTCTTTTCCAATGACTTTCCGGAAGGTCTTCATCTGCTCCGCGTCGGCCTTTCGGTTCCGATATTTCTTCTGCGCCGTTTCAAGGCTGTCGGCGCCGTACTTTTCGCTGATATCCTTGCGCCATTTTTCATAGTTCATATCCGCTGGTACTCTGTAGTTGCGTCCGGTTTCCGGATCCCGCGCCGTGCGGCTGCCGCCATCAGCTTCCGAGCCTGGAATCTTCGGCGTAATGGTGCAGCGGTCGTTCGGGTGCATTGGTGGCAGGTTCACACCGGTCTGTGCTTCCGATACTTTGAAAACTTTCAGGTCCAGTGCTCCGCAGACGGCGCAGGTCCGGGCATCCAGCGTAGCAAGGTAAGTATATTCTTTGACGCCCATTGCTTTGTAGGACTGGATTGCCGCATCGTTGTGCATCCGGTTAACTTCCGTCCGGACAAGCCGCGCGGCAGCGTAAGCGCCGACGTTCATCAGGTCTGACAGCTCCGTGGCCATCTGCTGAATGGACTTTCCCGCCGTGACTCCGGCGTCAATAATCTTTCCACCTTCTGACGCCAGCACGTCACGGTTTTTCCAGACACGGGAAGAATAATTCTCGCCCTTCCATTTGTTCTGGACCGCCTGATTGACAACGGCCTGCAAAAGCGGGGTGACCGTCGTTCCCGGAACATCTGGCAGCGTGTCATACATGGTTTTGTAGTAAGAATCGTCATAGGCTTTCACCAGCTGCCCGGAACCGGCCTTTTCTTCCCCTGCGGCCAGCTTGTCAAGTTCCGCTTCAATCGCCCGGCGCGCGGCCTGCAGGCGGCTGATTCGGTATCCGTAAGCCGGAGCGTTCAGCTTTGCAAGGGTCTCCGCGTCACCGGTTTCTTCATATAATTTTTGGAGATCAGCCATCAGCTCGGCGGTTTCCTGAGCGGATAACAGTTCCCGGGCTTCTTTCTCGCTGATACCCGTATACTTCCGATAATTCTGGAAGATGCGGTCCATCATCCGAACAAGCTCTTTGTCCGCGTCGCCATACATTACGGCAAGCCGTTTCAGCGTGTCCTTTGTGCCGTCGTGCGATTCTGCTTCACGCTGCAAGGCACGCAGCGCCCAGTATTCATCCGACTTCATTAGAATCACTATCCGAGGATTCGGGTTCAAAATCAGGGCACGTATTGCCGTGATTCCAAGTACAATCACGGCCAAAATGGCGTATACAGCAAGTATCAGCAGCGCCTTTTGCCGAATCATCTTTTGCACATCTCATGCAAAGACAGTTTGCTGTTAAATCAGCTAAACAGCCAATATGGTGTTTACCTTTCACGTTCCATCATCCCCCTTATCACCGCCGGGTGGCACGTCATCATTGCCGAACATCTGGCTGCGCCGCTTATCCTGTTGTGCCTGCTGCGCTTCAAGGTCTTTTTGGGCCTGTTCCGCGTCGTCGACAAGCGGATGGTGCGCAAGCAGAATCTTATCGGGCACAAGTCCGCGGGACTGCATAATCATGCTGACCGTCTCCGCGTCGTTTACGATCATCGTCTTATTGACCGTCACAACAATTTTGGAACTGTTGTAATTCGTACCGTTCCGGCGGTTCATATCGTCCGTCAGGAACCAGAACAGGTCTTTCAGAGCCTTTTTCAGCTTGAGGATCAGTGGATTGGCTTTCAGGTTGAGCTGCGTGTATTTGAATTTCAGCGCAACGCCGGAAGGATTGTTTCCAAGCTGTTCGTCGCTTGTATCAATGCCCATGCCAAAATGGTAAATATCGTGCCGGAGCATATCGAGCCACTTGCAGCGCTCCTCCACAGAAAGCGTGACCTGCTGTGCAGTTACGCCGTCACCAGCATCACCGCCCGATACGTTCACGACCTTGTTTATCTGCAGGCGCTTCACGATTTCCCGCGCTGTTTCACCGCCAAACCCCTTGACGATCCAGTACAGCGCCACAAGATCAATCTGGTCATTTGTCGTAGCGCTGGAAATCATATCGTAAGCATCAATCAGGGACTTAATGCCGCAGGGTTGGCCGTTCTCATCCTGCCCGCCGAGATCACTCGTCGCTTCGCTGTTGTTGTAGAGCGGAACCCATGGCACACGCCCCCAGCTGTGCGCTTCCCGGCTTGTTTCCGCGCCGTCAACCGTTGTCACATTCCACCAGTGCGGTGCCGGATTAACCGGATAAGCCGGGTCCAGCAGATAATTGCCGTGTTCATCCTGGACGTAATAGGTCACGTCGTGGTCTGTCCACCATTCGACTTTATACCGCTTCACCGTTTCACCGCTGCTGACAACATCAAACGTATAGAACCGGACAACGTCTTCCAGTACCCGCTGATGTTCGGAATCATAAAAAGCAACGACCTCATTTGCCGGCACGACAATGTAATGCAGGGAGCCGTCCGGGTCGTAGTACGGATGCACCCAGCCGACGCCCTTTTTTGACGCTTCCTTCACCCAGTCCGTCAGCATATCCGGGAATTCTTCGTCGGTCGTAATATTCGTGACGGCCGTTTCAAAATCTTTGTCATCTTCGACGCTGACGGTCGGCGGCTTTCCGACTATGTACCCGACCTTCTGGTCGACCAACAGCCGGAAAAACGGGTGGATGTTGTGCATATTCGAATTGTTGGAATTCGTGATCGTCTGGGCTATTTCATGGTCTTTCCCGTCGTCGCTGTTCTCGGCGAGAACCTTATCATAGACAACCGACTGCCGGAAATCATGGTTCAGGATATCGTGCCGGCCGGCGTAATAGCGCTCGCCGACAGCCATAAACCTCTGCTTTTCATCTACAGACCAGTCACGCAGAATCAGCTTGATGATCTCCGACTGATTCAGCCTGCCTTCAATGGTCAGTCTGGCTTTTATCAGGTCTAAGTCGCTTATGTACATGGGTTACACCACCCTCACATTCTTCATATCGTCTTCCATAGCATAGCGGACCGCGTCGATTGCGTGGTTGTTTTTATCAGGGTAACCGGCTTTAAAATTCCCGTTTGCGTCCCGTTCAAGCTCATACCCAATAAACTCCCGTGCGGCGTTTGGGCAGCGTTTATCGTCTATAATGATTTCATCAAGGCCCTGCAGCCAGTGGATACCATAATCCACACTGTCAGGGCCTTTCTTCGCGCCGCGGACCCGCAGGCCGTAGCCCCGGACTTCAGCAATGCTTTTCGGTTCTGCGGAATCACAGACAATATCTTTGCCCTGCCCACCGTGCTGCTTTACCTGTTTAGCCGCTGCAAAATTCGTAAGGCCGACTTTATAAACTTCGTCATAAATCAGCAGGCGGCGCTTCTTGCGGTCATATCCGCAGGCAGCAAAGCAAAACGGATCCACTGCGAAGCCCCAGTCAATCCCAAACCTGCGGCGCGGTACCATGTTAATCTCGGCATCGGTAATTCTCCGGATTTTTACGTTGGTGAACACTTCGCCGCCTGTGCCGGTCGGAATGCCGAGATACTCGTGCCGGTATGCGTCCGGATTAACCGCTTTAAGGTGTTCCGCCTCGATAATGAATTCATTACCGAGCCATTTCTGCGGCACGGTCAGGTAGGTGCTGTGATGTTCCACCATGCCCGGCTCTGAAAATGCCGTCGGGTCATTTACCCAGGAGCGCTGACTCCGTGGCGGGTTAAAAGAATAAAAGACGGTGAATTTCTCACCGCCTCTCAAAACAGACTGCTGTATGCTGCGTATTTTCTCAGGGCCTTCAAACTCGTCCAGTTCCTCGAACCACAAGTATTTGATGTATCCGCGAGGCACTTTGATTGACTTAACCTTCATCGGGTCATCAGCCCCGCGGAAAAGGATCTGCTGCCCAGTCGGCTTGTAGGTAAGCCGCAGCGGCGACAGGGACGCCCGCCATAAATGCGACACACCGAGTTTGTCAATTGCCCACAAAAGTTGTGTATAAACGCTGTCTTTCAGGTCAACGCCATAGCGGCGGAGTACCAGAGCATTTGTAAATTTTCCCGCCGCAGCGTCCCGCATAATACCAAGCGGTGTTTCTGTGCCGGCAAAGGAAGACTTACATGAACCACGACCTCCGGCCAGTTTATAAAACGTGTGGCTGTTTGCTGCAACATCACGGTGCAAGCTATAAAAGGACGGGGCAATCAGATCAGTCAGCTTTACCGTTTTCGTCTGCCTGCTTGTCTGGAACATCGTCGACAATCTGAACCACCCCTTCACCCGAAAGATTTACGTTGTCGGTGAATAGCCCCAGCCGCTTTCCGAGAAGTTCCAGCGCTTTCAGCTTATCGTGCATCTTGACCTCGCGCTCAACGCCGGGGCCGTCCTTTGTCGGAATTGTCTTCACGCGGACAGAAGCCACGGCGGCGGTATCGTCACGGACTGCATCAGGCTTGACCGTCGCATCGTCATAGTTGACAACATCCTGCGAATTGGCGAAGGCGACACGGGCAAGCTCCCGGACAACGCGGTCGGCGGTGACACCCGTGCGGCTGGACTGGGCGGCTAGGGACTTGTCAATACGTGCGCGAATCTGGGGTTTTCTCAGGTTCTCACTTCCAATGTCAGAAGCTGCTGCCGGGCTGTATCCTGCCCTGATTGCCGCCTGCGTCGCGTTCAGGTCAACGAGGTATTCCTCGCAGAAGCGTTTTTGTTTGTTCGTCATGGATGTCGCCACCTCGTTTCACAGTTTCATACAGGCACCGCGGCAGCATGCACACCCACGCCCCGGTACGCCTGTAATCATTCCAGACACATTTTGGACTGCACACTGCCGGTCACCTCCCGAAAATTGGCATGAAAAAGGACGGCCCGAAGGTCGCCCACACGATATTGACAATCTGAAATTTAAAAATACAACATGTTGATAACTCGGTTGAATGTGTGGAAAGAATGGACGCCCAAGAAGGGCGTCCATTCTTGATATCAAAACTAATTATCACTAATTATCAAACTTGCTCAAAAGATTAAATCTCTTCGTAACAATAAGCAGATTTAAAACAAATGAATAAAACAAATAAAATATTATTGTATCTAATAGCCACTGCAATCCTAAAACCATTCTACCAATATGACAAAATACAAAATTACAACTGTTGAATGTTGGCTTTATAAAACATAATATTAACAATACAATGCTCAGCAAAATCTCATAATTTATAACACTTACCGTTTCATGATGCACTACTTTAAATTTTTCGTAACGACCTGCATCAATTTTCTTGTTGTCTGTTACCTCCTTATCCTTTTCACTAATTGTCCCAAGATACATATACAATGTTGCCGTTAGAACAGATACTACTATACCAAGTGTATTTAATAAATTGCTCCCATAATCAGACTTTGGACTAGCTGACAGTTCTACAGCTAAATGCAATGATGACGCTAACGAAAGCGGAATCGGGAAAAGTAAAAAGAACAAAAAGTGTTGGTATTGAACTTGACCATCGATTTCAAATATTTCTCTATATTGTTTACAAATTTTCCAACAATTAATATAAGATGCGCCATTAAAAAGTGTTGAGTATAGTAACAAAAAAATGACTGATACTACAATCCAAAACCATGGTTTTAATAGTATCACTGAACAGATCTATTCTAGGAATTTGTGTTCCTATACATTTTCTCGTTTGGAACATTCCTTTTAATGCAGTCCTTAAATTAGGGAATTTAGGCCTAATATAAATTCGTTTTTCTCGCTCACAATAATTCAATTCTGATCTGTCAGGGTTTTCAAAATATTTTATAAGTTTTAATTCGCGAATTGGTTTTGTTTCAATGAGTCTTTCTACAACATCACAATCTGAAATATTATAAATTTTCATTGTTACTTCATCATCGTTATAAAATTTACTAAAGCTTTTAAAAAATAATGACTGCGCACTATAAATACCTTTATGCTCTAATATTATCATTCCTTCAATGGAATTTGGGCCGCACGGAATTGCAACAAACACATTGAAAAAATTCATTCCCGCTTCATCGGGCATTTGCAAAGACGTAATTTCGCCATATGAATTACATATTACCCTAAAATCTCCTTTTTTTCCTCCTAAAATGAGAAAATGAATATAGTTATAGTCATCTCTCCCATTACTCTGTTTCGTTTTAGTTTCATATTTATTCCAATATAAGAAAGTATAATCCGATTGCTTTTTATCACTTTCATTAGCACTATCTTTATTGATTAAGATATTTTTATCGCTTTTATTGGATACTAAAAATCTATGGTCTGCTTCCTCACGAATTCTAACAGAATGATTATTTATATAATCTGCAAGGACACCAATAATTCCTTTTTCTCTGAATGAATTCAAAGCTATTGTTTGAGCTGTATTATACTTTTTATACATTTTGAATTTATGGTAAGATATACTAGTGTTTGACATAATATTCCTCCAAATAATCCATTAATTGCATTATAGTACAATTAACGTCATATTGGAAGAATAATTTCAAAAATTCGCTAAAATCTTTCGTTTTTAAATTGTCTTCATTATATCCGTTTTGAAGCAAATATATTGTTCCATTCAGACGAATTCTATAAAAAGTCCCCGTACTCTCTACCAAGCGCCCTGCACAGAACGCAAGGCTTTGGAGAGATACAGGTTTTTTTGTATCACCGCCCGGCTCTGCCCCGGCAGGCCCCGGTCTGATTCCGTGCCCGGTGACATATTAACGCGGCCTGCTGGAGTCGAACCAGCGTCTGAGTTATTGGGATACCGACCGCCGCATATCGGCGCCGCCCGCTGGGAACAGGCGGCGCATAGGAGAAAAGAGTGTCAGTCTGGTATTCATGCCGCCCCAGACAGGCGGCTGAAAATCGTAATCCGTTTTTACAATTTCCTACTTTTCATTATATGGGTACATTAGGGGACAAATGGGTACATTTCCAAAATCTTTTCAAATATTGTTTGTTGGCGTCCATACTTTTTCCTGTTTTATGCGCCACTTTGCACCAACCCCATCCTTTCCGGTAATGCATATCCAGCAACGTTTTAGCGCGTATATCCGTAATTTCGTCTATAAAACCGTCTATGGCACTTTTTCTTTGTTCAAGTAAGTTTTCACCTCTTCCCGTGTTTTCTCGTCGTTTCGGACGCCGTGGAGCGTAATAGAGTGGCTTGTGTACGGATATTCGTCGGACGAACCTTTTACAGAATCCGTGACGATTGTCGTTTTTAATTCTTTCAGCCGGACGACGATATCATGATATTTTTCAAGGCTGACTCTGGTCATAATTTCCCTTCTTTATATTTTGTTTTTACATTTTGTTTTTTTGCATTTTGCTTGACATGCTTGACACATGATATAATCATGTGTATAATATGGTTGTGCCATGATAACATCATAATTTTGGGAGGTTATTTTATGTCAGTAAAAGCTCACGTCGTAATTCTTCATGAAACCTCACGTTCCTTTACCAATGAATGGTCCCTCTGTTTTCAACTGTGTCGGTATGAATATACTGATGGCTCTGAACAGAGCGGTTATCGCTTCATTTGGAGACGCCAAAATAATAATTTACAAGGTGCAATGGGGCAAGCAAGAATTCCTTCGATCGCCATCTTGCTAAAATTGGTTAGCCAAGCGATGGATGAAGGTTGGGGGAATTTTGTCGGTGAAGATGCGAATATTGAAATAAAAGCCCCGAATAATTAACCTTACCACCCATTTTTGGGTGGCTTTTTTTATTTTCTCCCGTCAAATATTATCATCATCTGCTTACACCGTTCACAACTTTCCAATTCAACTTCTTTCGAATAGCCGCCCAACTCGACCCGCATTTTACAGGTATCCCTGTAAATCCCGTCCCAGCGCATCCATTCTGCAAACTTGTCAAGCAGTTGCGCCTTTTCATTGTGGGCCTGCTCCCGGGTAACCTGCCCGGCCCGGACGCTTTGATGCAGCCAGCGGAACGCCATAAATAATAATTGCTCCGGATATTTCAGGTGCGGCGGAAGGTCTTCGTTATGCATCGCATGGATTTCAATCTGCTCTGGGGTCATGCGGTCTGTATTAGGCGTTTCAGAGCTATTCATGGAGGACGTCTTGAGACTGTTCATAGAGGGCATTTCAGTACTATTCATGATTGCCCTCATGGAACGGCCCCAGTTCCAGATACCACTCAATCACGCGGACTGCGGAGTGCCATCCATGGCAGCACTCGGCAAAATAGCCCTGCTCCCGGAGTTCTCCAAGCCACCAGTCCTGGTCCGGAGACGTGCGTCCGTCCTCGTCTTTCATTTCAATCCGGAGTCCGTGGTACTTTCCGCGTGCAACCGGCAGGTCCAGATCCGGCACACCCCGCCGCACACCTAGCAGCTTTAGCAGTTTCCCCTGCGCAGGGGAGCATTGGCGCTCATTCGGGATATGGTGGAGCAGCTTCAGGCATGGCCATTTCTGCCGTATAGACGCCTGTTCTGACCACTTTATGACAGCCTGCTGATGCCTGGATTCTGTCATACGGCGGGATTCAGCCAATGTGATACGCCCCTTTCCAATACTCCACGAATGAATATGTTTTGCCTTCGGACCGCTCTTTTCCCTGCCGGACGGTATAACCGTTCCGGGCAAGGATGACGATCACGGTTTCCCGGTCATCCGGTTTGGAAATATAGAGCCTGCGAAGTTTTCCGCCGTTGTCATTCACGCCGTCCGCCTCCCAGAAAATACCCGGTTCAGGATCTGGCTTGCCTGCAGCTTTGTGAGGCCTTCCGTGTCAAACCCTTTACACCGGCGCTGGATTAGTTTCAGTTGTTTCTCGCTGGCCGGGGCTTTTCCCCAGCGTTTGCATATATCCATATTCCAGATATATTCCTGGTCCTTGTAGTTCGTCGTCAGCTTGACATAGGCAAAATCCAGTGCGCTCTGCATTGGCATCAGCCGGCCGTTGAAATTCACCCGGCCCAGTTCATCCTGGCACGGAATCACGATCTTCTCATGATTCATCAGGGAACAGATCAGCCGGCCGTCGGGCATCTTGAACCAGTTGACTCCATGGGTATTGTATTTTTGCGCTTGTGCCCAGAGATCGACAATTTCGACGTTTTTAATCCAGCTTTCCGGACAGTCCGCAGCACGTTCTACCTTTTCCGGCAATTCAAACAGCATCCCGTCCAGCTCGTCCTTCTCTCGTTCCGGCACATCCTTCAGGTCAATTCCCAACAGGGACGGTGCTGTGCAAAGTGACGCTTTTCCGGACACCCCGACGCAGTCGATCAGGTTAAGCTGTTTTTTCCCCGGGAAGAGCCGCAGGCCGCGCCCAACCATTTGCGTATACAGCGTATCTGACTGTGTCGGCCGGGCAATGATGACTGTTTCAACGCGGGGAATATCGGTTCCTTCTGTAAATACCATACAGTTCACAATGCAGGGAATCTCCCCTTCTGTAAATGCCTTGATAATCTCCGACCGGTTCTTTGTTTCGCCGGTTACGACTGCGGCGCCCGGAATCCGCTTCGCAATTTCCTGCGCCTGGTGGACCGATACGGCAAAGATCAGCGTTGCGCCGACGGCCATTTTGCGATATGCTTCCGCGATTGCATCCGCCGTACCGTCCATAGCTTCCTCAAGCTCGCCCGGAGCGTAGTCCCCGCCGCGGGTATGGACGTTTCGGAGATCATATCCGATATTTGCCCGCCGGCAGTAGATATCCGAAAGATATCCGTTTTTGATTCCCCATTTAAGGTCCCGCTGGAAAATAATATCGTCATAGATATCATTCATGCGGACGTTATCGGACCGGTTCGGCGTGGCTGTAAAGCCCAGCAGAAGGCGCGGACGGAAGTAATCAAATATTCTCCGGTAAGTCCGTGCCGCGCTGTGGTGCGCCTCGTCACACACGATAATGTCAAATTCCTCCGGGCTAAACCGTTTTAGCCGGTGCGCCATCGTCTGTACTGATGCGCTCACAACCTGGTCCATCGGATAGGCATGTTCGCCCGCCATTTCCACTCCACACATGCAGTCGAAATATTTCAGCGGCTGATGAACCAGTTCTTCCCGGTGGGACAGGATCAGCATCTTTCCGGGGCGCGGAATATTGGCGAACGTTACGGTCTTACCTAACCCTGTAGCCATCTGGATCAGATACGCCCCGGGCGGCTGTGCCTGGATTGTATTGATACACTCTTTTTGATAATCTCGCAATATAATATCTTTCAAGAATTAATCACCTCATTTTAGTAACCGCGTTACCATATAGTTACCGTATAGTGGTAACCGTTGAAACCCGCATTGCTACGCGATTTTTTACTATTGGTTACCGCGTTACCGCGAAATCTCCATTTTTGCCCTTTAGAGAGTACGACCTTTTTATAACTAAAAAATGTG